GCTTCCATTCTTTCCATACGGGCGATTTCAACACCCATCTTGCCGATATCGTTTTCCATACCGGTGTAGATAGCATCGTCCTCAGTAGAAAGGAAACCGTTAGCGTCTCTGTGAGACTCTAAAAAAGCTTTTGCGGCTTCAATAGCCTTGGCGCGTTTTGCACGCATTGCGATAATCGTCATTGCGATATCCTCCTTTTTAATATTTCATAAGATTGAGGCGTTCCATCAGTTCGTTGACGGATCTGCCGTGGGTGGGTTCGGTCTTGGGTGTTTCCTTCGGCTCTGCCTTGGGTTCATCCTTGACCACGGGTTTTGCTTTGGCGGTGATTTTATTGATGAGTGCCATTTCTACCGCCTTGCTGGAAAACGCAAAAGCAGGAACATCCGCCACCGTTTTTTCATCGGTGAGGATTTCATCGGCAAAGCCGAGTTCAATTGCTTTCTTTGCATTCATCCAGGTTTCGCTGCTCATAAGGTGAGACAGCTTTGCACGGGAGAGATTGGTGCGGATTTCGTAAGCGTTGATGATGCTTTCCTTGACTTCGTTGAGCATTTCAATGGCTTTCTGCATATCTTCGCAATCACCGAATGCCGCTGTCATAGGATTGTGAATCATCATAAGTGCGGTAGGTGCCATAAGCACCTTGGTTCCGGCCATCGCAATGACCGATGCCGCGGAGGCTGCGATTCCGTCAATCTTGACCGTGACGTTGCCTTTGTAGTCCATAAGCATGGTGTAAATCTGACTTGCGGCTACGCAATCACCACCGGGAGAGTTAATCCAAACTGTGATGTCACCACTGCCTGCGTTGAGCTCGTCTTTGAACATCCTGGGAGTGATGTCATCGTCGAACCAACTTTCTTCAGCAATAGTTCCGTACAGTTCAAGAACTCGCTCTTCGGGCTGACCTTCGTCCGCCAGGTTTTTCCACGCCCAGAACTTCTTCGTTTGGGGTATCTTCATTGGTTTCCGTTTCCTCCGTTTCTGTAGGATTTATATCTGCATAAGCACCCGCACTACCGAGCGGAAGCATACTGCCATTGATGAGGTACAAATCTCCGCCTTGTTCAGCAGGGATTCGGTCAAGGTTTTCAAGCTCACGGATGTCGTTTGCACTCATCCAACCGTTCTGCCTTGCAATCGAATAGCCGTTCATACGGCTTTGATAGTCACCTCGGAGCAGCCCCTCAAGATTGAATTTAATGAAAAACTCCTTCTTTTCATCGAGTGAGAGAAGAACTCTCATCATTGATTGCTCCCAACGGATAATCCAGGGGTCGAGGGTGTATTTCACAAACTCAAGAGATTGCTGCTCAATATTAGAAAAGCTCGACTTTTCAAGGTCACCAACCATATGCGGTGGCACTCTGAAAATTCGAGCAATTTCGTTGATTTGAAATTTGCGTGTTTCAAGGAACTGCGCCTGTTCAGGAGAAATGGAAATCGGTGTATACTTCATTCCTTCTTCCAAAACAGCAACTTTGCCTGAATTGGATGAGCCGCCAAACTGGCTCTGCCAAGCATCACGCACACGGCTTGGGTCTTTAATGGTACCAGGATGTTCCAAAACACCGGAAGGAGCAGCACCGTTGGCAAAGAATTTAGCACCAAATTCTTCACAAGCTATCGCCATACCGATAGCGTTTTTTGCCATTGCGATAGGACTGTAACCAACGAGGCCGTCAAATCCAAGTCCCGGAATATGAAGAACATCCGAAGGCTTGAGTTTTACGGATGAACCTTCCATTGTGTGAGCTTCTTCATTAGACCGCTGATAGGTGTAATAAAGTTGTCCGTTGCTATCACGGTCAACGGTCATCTTATTCGGCATCAGCGGATAAAGAGCCACGACTTCACCTTTGCCATTGCGGATGATTTGTGCGTAAGCGTTACCCCAAAGAAGCAGATGTGTCATTAAGGTTTCGCGGAACACAAAAGAGCTCATCTCGGGGTTTGGCTCATCGTGTAACAGCAAGTAAAGTGGATGGTCGGTTGCTTTTGCTTTGCCACCGGAATCGGTGTACTTGTAAAGGTGGAGCGGTAGTCCTGCCACAGCTTCAGCAAGTATCCTCACGCAAGAATAAACGGCGGTCATCTGCATAGCCGAGCGTTCATTCACGGGTTTGCCGGAAGTTGAGCCTCCCATAAGAAAGGTGTAAGAACTTCCAACAGTTCTGTTTTGAGGCTTATCTCTGGATCGGAACAATCCTGAAAAAATGCCCATCGTGATTCACTCCCTTCATATAAACAAAATGCCTCGGTCGTTATAAACCGAAGCGGTAGTATCATTGCCACAGCGGATTGCACGGTCGAGAGCCATAATGGTAGCAACTGCGCCGTCAATCTTCTCTGTGGACTTTTCCTTGTCCGGCTTGATATTACCGGCAGGGTCGGTGCGGATAAAAATGTTATCCATCATCCACCGGAGGACCGGTTGCCCGCCGTGAGCGATCTTTTCTTCAAGCACCAACTTCATCAGTTCCTTTGTAGGCGGAGACATATCTTTGAAGCCTTGACCGAAAGGAACAACCGTGAAACCCATACCTTCAAGGTTCTGCACCATCTGAACAGCACCCCAACGGTCGAATGCGATTTCACGAATATTAAAACGCTCACCGAGCCGTTCTATAAACTTCTCGATGTAACCGTAGTGAACAACGTTACCTTCCGTTGTGTTGAGGTGGTTTTGTCGTTCCCACACATCGTAAGGCACGTGGTCCCTTCGCACACGAAGCTCCATATTATCCTCGGGTATCCAAAAGTACGGTAGGACAACATATTTGTCATCCTCATCGATGGGTGGGAAAACCAACACCAATGCCGTGATATCCGTTGTGGATGAAAGGTCAAGTCCGCCGTAGCATACACGACCTTCCAGGTCATCTTCATTTATTGCAAAAGAACATTTATCCCATTTGTCCATCGGCATCCAACGTACCGCTTGCTTCACCCATTGATTCAGACGGAGCTGGCGGAAGGAGTTCTCCTCGCCGGGGTTTTGCTTTGCAGACTCGCAGGCTGCGTGAACCTTATCGATGGCAACAGTAATACCGAGAGAGGGGTTTGCCTTTGCCCAAACTTTGGGGTCTGTCCAATCGTCCTCTTCGTTTGCACCATAGATAACTGGATAAAAAGTAGGGTCTATTTTTCTGCCTTCAATGATATCTTTGGCTTTTTGGTGGAGCTCATAACAGATGGATTTTGTATCGGTGCCTGCGGTAGTAATATTAAAAAAGCACGGTTGCATACGGGCATCACCGGAACCTTTGGTCATTACATCGTGGAGCTTTCTGTTGGGCTGTGTGTGTAATTCATCAAAGACAACACCGTGGGTATTAAATCCGTGCTTGTTGCTGACATCGGCGGACAAGACTTGGTAGATACTGTTTGTAGGTAAGTAGATGAGTCTTTTTTGCGAATCGAGGATTTTTACTCGTTTTGCCAGGGCTGGACACATACGAACCATATCCGCAGCAACGTTGAAAACGATAGATGCCTGCTGTCTATCAGAAGCACAGCCGTAAACCTCGGCACGTTCCTCACCGTCACCACAAGTGAGAAGCAACGCAACGGCAGCCGCAAGTTCGGATTTGCCTTGCTTTTTTGGTATCTCAATGTAGGCGGTGTTGAACTGTCTGTAACCGTTGGCTTTCTTAATTCCGAACAAGTCACGAATGATTTGTTCTTGCCAGTCTATAAGTTCAAACGGCTTTCTTGCCCAGGTGCCTTTTGTATGGCAGAGGCATTCAATAAAGCTCACTGCATAATCAGCGGCAGCCTTATCGTAGTAAGAACCTTCTGCCATAAACCTGGTCGGCTTATAGTTTTTTAGTTTTCTGATATGCGGTCACCTCCTAAAAAAGGGTATAAAAAAACAGCCCTATGGCTGTAACGAGGAACAGAGCCTCTCGGCTCTATCCCAGGGGATTGTTGAGTTTAGTAGTTTTCGGTATGAACCAAAATCTCGTAAGCCATCTGCGTATCGGCATCGACTGGTTTTATATCCCAACCTCTGTCGTAATTGCAGACAACCTTTCCGTCACGCTTCAGCATCAGCTTGGAAATCTTACCGCCTTCAATACCGAATCGGCTTCCCACGGAGTAAACCTTAATCCAGTAATGAAAGATACTGTTGTAGACCTTCAAGGAACCTTCTTTCCACATAAGCACACCTCACGCTTCACCGGTCAGTATGAAATGCACATACTCTTTACGGTGGTCTTCCAGGTAATTTACCAATTCATAGTATCCAGCTTCAAATGCAATACGCTGAACGGTGTTGACGTCGAACATATTGGTAAGTCCCGTGTCTCGAACTGCGAGGATCTGTTCACGAACCTTATCCGCCATTTTAATCATCCACCTTTCTACATACATCTTCGCCGTAGGCTACACCAAGGGAAGAACCACAATCCCACTGCACGTGGATTGTGCCGATATCGTCAACACCCTTAACGGTTCCTTTGCAACCGGGGACGAGTTTTGTGTTGAAAGGGTCATTCATATGAACCAACTCAACACGGCTGCCTACGGGATATTGTTCTTTAAGACGCTTAACAGTGCTTTCACTTACTCCAAACATTATTCATTCACCTCCTCGCTTTTGAATGCGGAAGATCCTGAAAGATTGCGGAGCAAAATTTTGCGAGCGGTTTTGTACTCGTTGCCGATAAAGCCGAGTCGAAGGAGAAAGCATCGGAAGGCGTATTTCTCGTTTTCGACTTCTTTCTCTTTTGCGTTTATCCGCTTTTGATTCTTTGCCATATTGCATAAGGCTGTCACAAACTCCATGTAGGTATGAATTTCATCGGGAGTGCTGTCGGTTTTGAACCAAGGGAAATCCAAACGCTCACCGATGAGGTTGATGGGAAGGTCGTCAACTCCCAAGGCTTTCTTGATAAGGTTGCCTTTGGATTCGACCAGGTCAAAAAGGTTTTGCAAAGAGGCTTCGGTGAAGTCTGCCATTGGGATTTGAATTGCGATGCCTTGGGGCGCTTCTGCACTTATATCACTTTCAAAACCCTCATCGTAGAGATGCTCAAGCAATCTCTCGATAACCTCGCTGTCGGCGCGGTCATCAAAAATGAGGTTGCCGTCCTTATCGATGGTGAAGTAGTCCACCTCGTAGGCGAAGCTGGGAGCACCCAGGTATTTAACCTCTTCGCCGAGCCACTTTGCAATTGTAAGAACCATTCGTTTGCGTTCCTTGCCGGGAACATTGTACTTGATTGTCATTATTATGACCTCCTTGTTTTTTGGTAGTCACATATTACCGTCAAGTACGAGATATGTCCAGTAATATCTGCACACTTTAATGTAGATTATTCTGTGGTATTATCGGCATCTATTTGTGTACACCACACAATGCCGGAAAGCACAAAAAGGACACAAGGCAAAGCGACTCCGTTACCCCACATTTTATATTCCGCAGCATCGGAATGTGGATCTGTGAGCCACTTTCTTATTTGCTTAAGAGTCTTCGATTTCGTAGAATTGCCAACAATTCTGCGGTGGGTCTCAAAAACATCGTACCAATAACGGATATCATCCATAGTAGGTTCTTCGATGCCGAGGTCATCGCACCACCAATCGGGGAATCCTTGAAGTCTTGCACATTCGGTAGGCGTAAGTCTGCGTACTGTATAGGAAGCTTCGACTACACCGTTATGATGTCCGGGACAAGTACCGTTTACCAGTGTGTTGCCACAATCCTCAAGGAAGTACTGTCCAACATCACGAGTAGCGGAGGGGTCGAACCCATACGGAGCTGCAACTGCGCCGGGACCCTTGGCTACCAAAGTCGGCTGAGTTTCTTCTTCAATGGAAGGCTTGTACTGTGCGTTCTTACCCTGGTTAAAAGCATCTCTGCCGATGCCGTAGGCAGGATCAGTTACCACAGCTGCATCCTTATAATCTCTGGAAAGAAGAGTAGGTGCGGTATCCTTGGTTACCTGTGCGTAATAACCGGTAGTCATTGCGTATACGGCGTGGCGGTCAACGGTGTTAAGGGTGTACATCACATCGGATTCCTTATAACCATCTCCTTGGTGGGAAGGACGAGTGCCGTTACCCTCAATCACAATCGTACTACCTTCAACACAAACTGCAGGTTCACCACCGTGGGTACAAGCAAGTGTAGGCGAAACATTCTCGCTAACACTGCAAGAGCTTTTTCCGCCACCTTGGTCAACACAAACCACAGCAATGCCGCCCTGGTTACAACCGGGGTTTCCACCGTTGCCATCAAGAGTGCGAGAAGTATCTGCCTCATAGATTCCGCTGTGAGGATTTGAGGATTTCATTGCATTGCTATCCTTGGCACTGATGCCGTATGCTTGTAGAACACAATTGAAGTGGTTTTTATCCGGCATACGCTGATTGCCACCTGCATTATGCGCGGTTAAAGTAGAGGCTGTCTGCCCACCATCCCAACTACACGGTTCAAACAAGGTTTGGTCGTTGTTGCAAGAAAGTGTTGCGGACTTGTTCTCTTGAATCAAAGCACCTTTTCCGCCACCTTCACAACCGGAGCGGATTTTCATAACAAGAGGAACGTTGCCTCCGCCGGTCCCCATTCGAGAAGTTAAGGTCTGCACCTTATCATCATCCGAAATGGTAACACGGCTATCGGCGGGATGATTTTCTAAAGCAACCGCAGCCGGAACAACCCCAGCACGGAGTGTCGGTGAGGTTTCTTCCTCGTATCCAATGGTTCTGCTTTTAGCGGAATGCTCGGTACAGAACCCGGCAGACTCCATCACTACGGGTGGGTGGTGTGCCTCGGCACGGAGGGTTGCGGTAACCTCATCGGTGATATCCATACGGTTGCCACCTTGGTCGTTTAGACAGATGCTTGCCGTTCCAGTGCGATGCGAAGTACGGCAGGTAGTTCCTTTCCACGTACGGAAGCTCTCCGCAGAATACCTTGACAAGCCTTCTGACTTAAAAAGTATGTCTGGGGCACTCCTGCCTGC